TCATCGGAATAATTATCAACTTCGTTTAGGTACTTGATTAAACTTGATTCTCACGATTAAATGGTTATATAATTAAATAAGATATGAAAACAAAAGCACAAATAATCGAACAGGTGATCGAAGATGCGATCAAAGTAACCATAGAAGACGAGGCACAACTGACCATGATTCGCCGGACACTTCTGAAGCTAATCGACCCCAAACAAGAGCAACTGAGAGGTAAACTCCAACAGGAAATGCTCACGTACAAAGTCCGATTGGAACAGCAAAGACAAGGGATTGAGATATTACAAGAGATGCTAGAGAAAGAAAACTCATCTCATAATACCGAAATCGTCAGATAATCTCAGGCACAGAGGCGACCAAAATCCCGAGATTCGTAAAAACAAGCATATAACCTATATGATACTGCTCGAAATACCACCATACGGAAAAACCTACGACCTAACCTATCCGGCGGCAAGAGAGACACTACACAACGACCTGACGAATGACGGATTTTTCGAACTGGAGTGGGGAAAGCCATACAAAGATATTCTGTCCCAGCCGGTGGTATCGACCAAGGAGATCAACGAATTCCTGAATAACGTCCTAGATTTTATTAAACTTAAATACGGCAAAAACCATGTGGTGGATAAGTAAAAAGAAAAAACGATGCAAATGCTCCTGCCACTACGTGCCGGTAGATGGTGTCGTGAATGAAGAGCCGAATCATTGCCAATGGTGCAATCCCAGAACCAAAGTAGGTAGAGCCTTGCGACAGACCGGCCGGAGCGAACGATCCAAACTGATAAAAGAAATTGACGAGGTAGTGAGTCTGATGGTGAGAATCAAAGCCAACTGGACATGCAAGAAGTGCAACCGGTACTACGAGCCAACAATGACCTCAAAAGGCGTTCTAGGACAAAAACTGATGACCACAAGCCACTTTTTCAGCAGAGGAGACATAAGCGGAAGATGGGACTTCGACAACCTCGATGCAATGGATATTTTCTGCCACCAGAAGATTGAAAACCACAAAACCGACACGATTGAGGGATTCTGCTACGAGCAATACATGATCAAAAAACTCGGTGCCGAAAGGTTTGAGAGACTAAGATTGATGTGTACCCAGACCACCAAGTACAGCACCGCCGAACTCGGACTGCTCCTGATGGATTATAAAAAACAACTCAACGCACTATGCAAGAAATAACAGAGAGACAATTACTCGAACTGACTCCGTACCCAGTTAATCCCCGATCGATCACCAAGGACAAGTTCGAAGACCTAAAAAGCAAAATCAAACGATGGGGACAGCTAGGCGCGCTCCTGATCGATGGCAGAGACAATAGAACAATCCTCGGAGGCAACCACGCATTCGAAGCCATGAAAGAGCTAGGAATGACCACGGCAAAAGTGGAGTACCGAACACCAAAAGACGATGCAGAGGCACTAGAACTCGTCATCGTCCACAATGAACGATACGCCTCATGGGTAGAGCAAGATCTGGCAGAATTACTTCACCAGTACAAAGACAACATCGACCTGAGTAAATACTCGATAGATTTAGGCAAAAGCACCGATGCCAACAAAATCCTAGCCCGATATGGTGAAACTGACGAAGACGAAGCCCCAGGACTCGGCGAGGGAGACTCCATCAGCAAGACCGGAGAAGTATACCAACTCGGACGACACCGCCTGATGTGTGGGGATTCTACCAACCCAGAGGACATGGCCAAGCTCATGAACGGCGAGAAAGCATCAGTAATCGTCACCGATCCACCGTACGGCGTAAGTTACGAGGGAAATCCCAACGGTAGCGACTGGGACATGATTGAGAATGACGACTTGAGAGGAGAAGCCTTAAACAAATTCCTCCTAGCCGCATTCGAAAACATTTCCGAGAACAGCATCCCGAACTGTCCGGCGTACATATTCTACGCATCTAGTACACACATCGAGTTCCAACAAGCCCTTGAGGCGGCAGGATGGCGTGTAAGACAGCAGATCATCTGGGCAAAGCACATGGTGATAGGCAACTCCGACTACCATTGGACACACGAACCAGTCCTTTACTGTGCCAAAGGAAAAGAGAGGCCACCATTTTACGGAGACAGAACAAACCGGACAGTGATCGACACAGTCGGGTATCAAGAACTCCAGCGACTTACCAAAGAGGCCTTACTGGGCATTCTAATGAGCATCAAGAGCTGTAGTACCCTCCAAAACGTCCAGAAAGATACCCAACACTACGTCCACCCAACCCAAAAACCAGTCGGAATCATGACTCCATTTATCAAGAACTCCAGCGACTTAAATCAGATCGTCCTCGATGCGTTTGCAGGATCAGGATCGACCTTAATTGCCGCTCACCAACTCGACCGGATAGCCTACTGCATGGAGTTCTCCGGACTGTTCTGTGACGTAATCAGAAGACGGTACGCCAAGTTTGTCGGCGAGGAAACCAGATGGGAGGAGGTCACCCCAGCCGTATGATCAGGAAGACCGACAACACTTACGAAGCCGCATTCTACATGATGTTCGGTGCCGTTGTGGAAAACGTGAGGACAAGTCGCCTAAACAACACCCAGGCGCACAAAAAGATGTTCCGGAACATGTGGATAATCGAACTGTCCAACGTGCCGGAGGACAAGGTGCGAGAGTGGGGATTCGGGACAGCAATGGCCAACATCAGGGACTACGAGAGCGCACGGAAGAAGTTGAAGAAACTGATCGTAAAGATGCTGTATACTTGACAAAATCTTATGTAATTATATAATCAAAAGCAAATGACTAAAGCAAAGATGGACACGTTACTTCAAGAAAAAAAGGTGATTACAACCGTGTACATAAGCGAGGTGGTAAAACTAAAAGCCGACAGATACGCCGCCGACAAACTTATGAAAAAGGGAGAGCTTCAAGAGAAAGCCCTCATCGAATACATGCAAAATCATCCATGACCAAAATAGTGTTCGCCACACTCCTACTTGCGCCAATAGCATTCGAACTGGGTAGGGCATCGGTGGTGAGGACTGTAGACTGGCCGGACTACGTGAGTGCAATATCGATAATCGTCGTAGGAATCTGGGCAATAACAACAAGCAAATAAAATGGACGACAAACCAATACTCCAAGAAGAAACAAAGAAAGTCCTGATCGAAAATGGCAAGTTTGATCCGGAGATGAGTGTACTGACCGAGGTAACCAATCTCGAGGGAATGATATTCGGACTGGACAAAGAGATCGCAAACCAAAAAGACTGGAAGAATCAGGCATACAAAGAGCGCGATAGACTCGTGGCACTCCTATCAAAAATATATCCAGCGCACCTTTGTAGGCACGATGAAGCCGACACAGAATGGGAGAATGACTGGAGATGGATCGTCTGCATTCACACACCGGCCGGACAGGCCACATGGCACATCAACGACACAGAACTCATCATGTTCAATCACCTCCCTAGACTCGCAAACCATTGGGATGGACACAGTACAGCAGAAAAGTACGTGAGACTCGGATCGATCAAGCGAAAACGAGTCACGCTCAAACTCCTCCAAAAACAAATCGGCATTTGACGACCACTTGAAAACAGTTGTATGATATTCTCATATGGAATTAAATCGATCTTACATAGTACCGCAAACACTCGAATTCAATTTCCCAGGTGCAGTCAAAGCTACAGCAGTCTTAACCGGAACCGACATCGTTCTCAATAACGAAACGGTCACGATAGGAGAAACGGTTTATACATTCAAGACCACACTCACCGGAGCCGCGTTTGAAGTTTTGATCGGAGTCTCACTCGCAACCGCCCTAGACAACCTCAAGGTAGCCATTAACGCCGGAGCAGGAGAGGGAACCGTATACGGCACAGGTACCACAGCTCACCCCGATGTGACCGCTACGACTAACACAGACACCGCCCAGACCATCGAAGCCAAAGTAGCCAACCTAGCAGGAAATGACATCGTCACTACCGAAACATCAACCGTAGCCTCTTGGGCATCCGCAACCATGACCGGAGGTGCCGGAGTCCTCACATTGACCTTACCGGTAACCGACAACGGTGGAATTTGTACAAAGATGATCACGATCACCCCAGCAGTCGCCGGAGCCGCACTCACAGCAGACATCGAATTGCTTGACGAAGACGGCAGACAGATCATCCTCGTAAACGACCAGGCAGAATCAACCTCCACACCTACTGCCATAGGTTTCATAATCGCGCCAACTGATACCATCAAGGTGACATACTCCGCCATCCCTGGCGCAGATTCCCAGATCGCCGTCCTCTTGAGGTAAACTGATTGGAAGTTAATAACTATAGCTCCGAAATGGAACACCTATGGTCGAAGATGCACAAATCGCTGAAGTAAAACCCCAAAACGTAGAAATTGAGAAACAAAAACGTCGAGAGAGCGTTCAGTTTGTAAGATGGACAAAACTTTTCATGCTTAAAACAATAGACGGAGTGGTCAATCCATTATATGGAAACGCCACCAAATGCGCCCTAGCGACCTATGGTGCCAAAAAATATGCGACAGCCGCCCAGATCGGATACCTAAACTACAAGAAAATCAAGGGCATGAAAGAGTACATCCTCGACAATGAGGGGTACGGATTTGCAGACCTGATGAAGATCGGTCTGGCCAAGGTGCTGAAAGGAAACTACCAAGATTGGGAAAGCTTCATGATCCAGATGGGACACCTACAACCTCAACCCAAGGTGGGAGTAGCGATCCAAAACAACTTCAATATGGCTGATTTACAGACCGCAGTCGCTCAATCACGCAAGGAAAGAGGGTTGCAATAATTAAATAATGAGTGATAATTAAATAAGAATATGCCGAAAAAAAAGGTAGAAAACATCAACGAGAACGCCGCACTAGCGATGACTGATTTGACACTTGCATTGGTACAGGCAAGACAACAGCTAGAGAGAATGAGAGACATCACCCAAAAAGGAACCGGAGCAAGAGAAATATCCATAGCCCTGATGAAAGTAGAAGAAGCCGAAATGTGGCTAGGCAGAGCCGTGACAACTTTGATAATCTTAAAAGATAACCAAGATGGTAGGTCAGTATCCAACGGAACTCATAAGCCGTAAACAAGGTGCGACTCCTTGATCTTGGAACTTGGGGGGACGTGGTGCAGGAGCGTATACCTGGGAGGTTCGACCCCTCCACCCTCCACTCTCGGTTAATAATTATAAAAAAATATGGATAGACCAGAAATAGCAGGTTCTGCGGAACTAAAAAGAGCCTCAATAAGTGAGGTAATGGATCAATTAGCATCTCAAGTAGGAATGCTTGAAGAAAGAGTGTTATTTATCCCTCCATCCCCAGAAAAAGTAGGAGTCGATTCAGCAAACAAGATCGACAGCATTGTCGTGAGACTTGGACAACTCAGAGATAGAATTGCTCCAGTTATCAGAGCTTTAGAGCAGATTTAATTGGAATCGGCGTGATTTTAGGAAGCGAAATGCTTACCAAGATTAGGCCGATCAAGGGTAGGTAGCTCAGTAGGTAAGAGCATTGAACGAGCAATGGCGTTCAAAGGTCACTGGTTCGATCCCAGTCCCACCCATTATGTCGTATGAGGGAGAGAAACACTACTGTGCCAAATGTAAACGCCAACACCGTGAGTGGGGGTGGATTAAACATAACGAGAAATTCTATTGCCGGAAGTATATGTGGTGCGCCGGATGCCAGAAGATACACGAAGCGACCCCATACGCCAGGACAATGACCAACCCAGAGACAAAAGAAACTGAGTGGTACTGCCAGAAGTGGGCTAGACCAAAGATCGCCACACCGGAAGAGAGAGCCAAGGATATGTCTCCGGAAGAGGTGATGAGTGGTGTCCACATGGGCATGGATAGAGTAAAAGCGATGGGAACCGACTCCGAGGACTACCATGTTGAACAAGCAAGGCAAAAAGAGTTCATCGATGAAGCCTTGGAAAGCATATGAGATTCTCAGAACTGACATCAGAAGCCGACCTGATGATATGCGCCCACGAAGACCCAAGGTTCATAATTGAGTCCGGATTCTGGGTAATAAACAAAGAAAAAGACATCGTCCCATTCGTTTTCAACGAGGTACAAAATATGTTCTATGACGAGCGAAGTTCTCGTGACGACATCCTCAAAGCCAGTCAACTCGGACTATCGACTGAAATCCTAGCGATCCTCACCGTCAAATTCCTACTCGTGCCACATTGTTGGAGTGTCTCAATCAGTCACGAAGCCGAAGCGACCGGCCGGTTGTTCGAAAAGGTCAAATTCTTCCTGGCACACTTGCCACCTTGGCTACAGCGATACTACATCCCAGGAGAAGAGAATAGCAAAAGCATCTCAAATCTTTACTGGTCAGGAGGGACGGAAACCGGCGGATCGAAGTTTTATATCGGGACTGCCGGAGCCATAGCATTCGGTCGAGGCGACACAATCCACTATGCTCATTTGTCCGAAACCAGTCGCTGGAGAGATGATGGATCGATAGAAACCGGTATCATCCGCGCGGTACCTCTAAATGATCCGCACACCTGGATCGTCAAAGAAACCACCGCCAACGGCCAAGGAAACCACCATCATCAGGAGTGGGTACGTGAACAGACCCCAGGACAGAGCGCATTCAAGCCACACTTTATAGCGTGGTTTGAGAACCCCGAATACGACCTACCAGGACAACCAATCGAAGAGGGTACAATGGATGAAGAGGAGCAACACTTGGTCGCCCAACATCCGGAGGTGACCATGACCAAACTCGCATGGAGGAGATTACAAATCAGCACGCTAACGAGCGAAAAGGGCAGAAGCCCAGAAGAAATGTTTAAGCAAGAGTTCCCATCCGATCCAGCCGAAGCGTTCCTGTTTTCAGGTGATCCGGTATTCCCAGTTACGAAGATTCAAAACTACAAAGACAAAGCTCGCAAGCCACTATTCAGAGGCAAAATACTTGGAGTGGTGCCAAACGAGAAACTGGATGAGGACAAGCACGGCAACCTGAAGATTTTCGAGACACCAACGCCGGAAGACCGATACATCATATTCGGAGACACAGCCCAGTTCAACGACCGATGCTCGGCATGTGTGGTCAACCAGAGGACATGGAAGACGGCGGCGGTATTCAACGGAGTCCTGAAAGCCCATCAGTTTGCCAGCGAACTAAATAAAATCGGCTATTTTTTCAACAAAGCATTGATCGCAGTCGAGGTAAATAACATGGGACAAAGCACGATCGATAAACTGGTCGACCTAAACTACCCGAACCTGTACATGCGCCAGAGGATGGACAAGAAAACAAAGGAGGTAACAGACGAATACGGATGGTACACCACCCAGAAAACGAAGTCGCTGATCATCGGCCACATGCAAGAGTTGCTCCGCAATGAAGAGATTGACCTACCGGACGGTGACACCCTAGACGAATTCCTCGTGTTTGTGAGGCACCCAGACGGCACAATGGGGGCTTCAAAGGGAAGTTATGACGACCGAGTCATTGCAACTTGCGGCGCATATTATATACTGAAGTTGAATCCCATCGCATCAAGTGCGGTCAGCAAGAGCAAACGTCCGGTGAACAAAGCCAGCAAATTTAAGAAATTCAGAAGTGCCGGAAGACGGAATAAATAGTAAGCGTTATAATGAAATAAAGACTATGACTGACGAATCAAAATTCAATGATGATATAGCACAAGACGCTAAAAAGTTCTACCAAGCATCGGCCGCCTACTGTGCGCCATACTTCGATCGCTTCCTAGACAACTACAAGCACTATTTTTTGAGAATAATCGATGAAGCCGTGGAAGCGGATGAGTCTGCATACCCATTTTACAGCCAGATCATGCTTCCAATTTCCTACCAAGTGGTAGAGACAATCCTGCCAAGAATGTTCAGTAGGATGCCAGGATTCAGCATCAAGACCGATGCTCAGAATGATGAGAGAGATGAGTTGGCCATCAAAGAGCTGATCAAGTATCAGATGAACCACCCTCATTTGATCGATGACCCAATTTTCCTGCGCATGTCGACAGCCTTAAAAGAAGAGTTCATCACCGGTAACGCCTGGGGAATGGTACCTTGGTATCAGAAGTGGGCAGAGGTTGAGGAATGGCTACCATACAGCCCCGAAATGGGACTCGCACCGGCTCCGGACAACGAGCCAATCATCCGAGAGATGGGACTGACCCCTCGCTGGATGCTCGTCAAAACCAAAAAGAAAGTCATCGACTGCCCAGTATTCCAACACAAGTCAGTATTCCACGTGTTCCCAGATGCAAAAAAGAAGAGAGTCGGCGACATGAGCAGAGCCATCATCGAAGACAGCATGACAATGGACGAGGTAATGGACATCGTCAACCAGAGTCCAAAAGACTTCCAAAACATCGATGAGTTGAAAGAAATGGCGCACGAGAAAGAGTTCTGGACAGGTGGCGGAAGCGATGCAACTAACTACGACAACGAACTCGCCGGTATATTCGGATCAGAAGACAACACCTATAAAGAAAAGTCAAAGAGTGATGGTCAATTCAAGGTCTGGTACATTCCCGAAAGAGACAGAATGTCGATCGTCATCAACGAGAAACTCACGATCCGATCCGGAGCCAACCCCAACGGTGACGGCAGACTAGGCCTATTCCTGATGAAAGACATCCCAGTACCACACGAGCTATACGCCTGGGGCGAGCCAGACCCAATCAAACGCCTCGAGGACGGCATGTCAGACCAGTTCAACATGAGAAACGATGCCGTATTCCATGACCTTTTGAGAATGTACCAAGTCAACACCAAAGCCCTCGTGGACGGCGAAGAGTTTATCCCAGAGCCAGGAGTGGTAGTGAAGACAACCGAAAAAGATGCGATCCAACCTATTGACATGGGATCGGTCAAATCGTCCGCATACCGCGAGTATGACGAGTGGGAACAGATAATCCAAAACACATCCGGAGCTAGCGACTACGCCACAGGACAGGCTAATGCGGGTATGAACCCAACAGCCGGAGGCGTAGATGCCCTCCAGCAAGCCGCCAACGCCAGATTCCAATACAAACTTCAACTATTTGAGAACCTAGGACTGAATGCGATGGGAACCATGTACGTCAACCGCAACATCAGATTCTACGATGCTGACCAGACAGTCCCGACCGACAAGGGTAAGATGACAGTATATGCAGAGCAATTACGCCGCCTCAAAGGCAACGTCATGTTCATGGTAGAGTCCGGAAGTACCGAAGCCGCCAGTACCACCAAAGAGATTCAGAAATGGGATACGGTGACAGGATTGGTAAGCAAGAACGCCGCTCCATTTGAAAACCTGACAATGAAGTCCAAAGACCTGATTGCCAAAAAGGTACTCGGCAGTATCGGAGTACAGGAGACAGAAGAGATCGTCCAACACGAACAACCTCAACCAGTCGCACCGGCAAATCCATTGATGCCCGAAGTCCCAGGCGTAACGCCAGTACAACCAGAATTAACAACAGCAGTACCAAATGAACAACCCAACGCGCCAGTTCTACCAGCGACTAATACGATCCAATAAGCCAACACCGGATCAGATTCTCCAGATAATCTCAACCGGAGAGGACTTCAAAAACATGACCAAAAGTCGTGCTTGGAGAAAGGTTGTAGAGTGGATTGAGACAATGGACAAAGGCGGAAGTGAGTACCTACACGGAGAAGTCCGAAACGTCAGCACCCTAGGATTATTCAGTATATTTAATACATTTATCAAATTCTTATTTGTGTCGGCGGAGATGCGAGCATTCAAAAAGCTCATGGCTTTCGTCAACACAACTATCCAGAAAGGAGAACAGGAAAATGCCAAACTTCAGGCCAGAAAAGACAAGGACAGCGAAAAATAACGACGTACCACAGGATCAAATCCCCGAAGACACAAAGCCGGAGATGCCCAATGCGTGGGACGTTCTCGCGGAAAGAAAGAAAAAAGGATTGTGGAACGGAGAGGTGACCACTCACAAGGTCAAGAAGTACAAACTGAACAAAGGCGCACACTACTACGTCATTGAAGATTACCGGAGTGGATCGGTCAAGTGTATTTCCTGTCCGGTGTCGCACGGAGGCATTCTCGAAAACCACATGCTCACAAGATACGAAGTAAGGGACGGAATTATTTACCTAGACAGAGTCGCTAGGAACAAAACTCCGAAAGGGTTTGACAATGAAGAAAAGAAGAGTTAGCATTATTTAAGTTATTAGCCCTAAAGAAAGGATACCTAATATGGAACCAAATAAAAGTACACCAGCAGAAACCTACGACCCAGCGACCGGATTAACAAACGTAGATGAGTCAAGTTTCGAAATCCCAGAGGATGCAGAAGACGATGGAGGCGAATCAGCCCCCGATAATAACACGCCAGCAACCCCTACCGACCCAGCCACTCCCGATCCAAACGAACCAGAAGACCCCAATAAACAGCCTGAAAAACCAACAGAACCTGCCAAACCGGCGGAACCCGTCCTATTGGCCGGAAAGTATTCAACCGAACAAGAACTCAAAAACGCATTCGTCCAACTCGGAGGCGATCCTAGCAAATTCGACAGCGTAGAAAAGCTCGAACAGGCATACGAAGTACGTCAAGCAGAGTTCACCAGAGTAAGACAAGAGCAAAACGAAGCCAAGAGAATCAATGAAGAAGTCGACAAAAAAGAAAAGCAGAGTGAGGTACTGTCCGATGAAAACCTAAATGCAATGATGGAGAAAGTCGCATGGGACAAAGTCACCGATGCCAAGCAGATGTTCGTAGAGATGGCAAAAGTGCTTCTCGCCAACCTACCAGCCAACCAGATGCCCTCAGAACAGGACTTGGTCGCCAGGATGACACCAATGATCCAAGAGAGAGAAGCCAAACTGACCGAACTACACGACCTAGAAACCAAAGTGCCAAGACTCAAGAGCGATCCATCATTCCGAAAAGCATTCGCATACCACGTCAAAGGTGAACAAGATGAGGGATCGTACCAAGGCATTGGTCAGTCCATGAAGAACTTCCTGAAATTCAACCAAGGCATAGTCGATGAGGTCGGTAAAACGTTCGCAGACAACAACGCCGCCAAAAACAACGCCGGAGCGACAACCCCTCCAGATGGTGGAGCCAACATGGGTGGCGCACCAAAACCGAGTGAGGATGACGACATTCTAGGCGGAATAATCAGTGCCTACAACGACCACACGAACAAATTTAGTGGCAAATGACCCCACTTGACAAGCAGTTTTGGAGAGATTAGTATTTAATCAGCTAGTAGAAAAATCGCATATCCTGTATATAAACGGCACACAAGCTGTTATTAAGTAGAAATATACAAAAAAGGATATGATCCAAGCTATTCGATCCACAGGAAACGTGTTAGCAGTCCGCCGTGTCGTTGACATGAGCGAAAAAATCAGTGTTCTCGAACCTGATTCCGCGCCATTGACTCAACTCACCAAAAAAATGGGCAAGAAAGTTGCCATCAATCCAGACTTCAAATGGATGGAAGAAGAATCCCTAGTTAGAACAGCCTCCCCAGCCGCAACCTACACCGCCGGTGTAACCCAGATCTCAGTCGGTAGTGGCACAGGTGTCAGATTCCGCGTTGGTGATGTCGTCAAAGTCGTTGAATCCGGTGAGCAGATGCTCGTTACCGCAGTAGCAACCGACTTGCTCGATGTTAGCAAAGGCTACGGTACCACAAGTTCCGCCGCCATCCCCTCAGCCGATACCCTCTTAATCATCGGTAACTCCAACCAAGAGTTCGCTACCAAGCGCGCTATCCTAGGTGGAGATCAAGTTGCGAAAACCAACTATTGCCAAATCATCCGTACCCCATTCGGTATTTCGAGAACTGCTGACAACTCAGAGTTCTACGGCGGAGGTGACAAAAAGCACCAGAGAATGATGCAGTTAATCGAACACCAGAAAGACATTGAAAGAACATTCTGGTTCGGTGAACCCAAAGAGGACACCACAGGAACTCACCCACGCAGACTGACTGGTGGAGTTGACTACTGGACATCCACGAACTCCAAAGATGCCGGTGGCACTTTGACCGAGCTTGAATTCGAAGAATATGTCCGAGGCGGATTCCGCTACGGAGGCAAGACCAAATGGTTGTTCGCCGCTCCTCTCATCATCTCAGCCATCAACTTCTGGGCAGGTGCCAAGTTGATCACGAGTCAAAAGGACAAAACCTACGGAATCGCCGTTAGCCAATACCTAACCGCATTCGGAATGCTCAACATCGTTAATATGAACAACTTCTCCGAAACCACGACCACAGCAGGTGAAGCGTTCATGATTGACCCTGAACAGCTCAAATACCGCTTCCTCGCTAACTCCGACACCAAGTTGAAGACCAACATCCAAGACAACAGTGCCGATGGAGAAGAAGACGAGTACATCTCCGAAGTAGGTCTTGAATTTAGAAATGAGAAAAAGGGTTCCATGCTCTACGGAGCCACCAGTTACTCAGCCTAAAGCAAATGAGTAAATCTAACTCAAAGAAAAACACTCAACCGGCCGACGAGCCGGTTGAGGCGGTGAGTGAGCAAGTAAAGCCAGCCGTTGAATCAAAAAAAAAGAAGACCGGATTCTTAGGGGTGTCCGCCCAAGGAGCGGCAATTTTCTCCCCAGGAACCCATCCTAGAGCCATCAGACAACGCCTAATTGACGAGGCGAAGAAGACAGAACTTGAATCCCCAGAGAAAAAGATTTAGTATTAAGTTATTAACAAGTACAATAAAGAAAAAATGATCTTCATATCCAAAAAACACTCAGCATTGAACCTCGTTCTAGACCCGAAAACGTTCCAGGTGACGAATGGTAGAACAATTATGACCGGCTTAAATGGTGACTTCCCTGTCGGGATGTCTGTCCAGTTTGCCAATAAGCTATACGAAACTAGCGACCCCAAAATCATCAAGGCATTGAAGAACCACCCACGCTACGGAGTAACCTTTTTCAGCGAGGAATTAGCCAAGGAAAAAGAAACCGGAGAAGTCGAAATCAACGCCCAAGCAGTCGCCGAAGTTGAAGAGAAAAACGCCTTAGTCGAGGATATCGCATCCCAATGTGAATGGTGCGGATTCAAAGCCGCCACCAAGTCAGGCCTACAGCTTCACCAGAAAGCCTGTCCCAAAAAACCGAAATAGTTTATACTGGTGATAGTACATCCTGAACACAGAGCATAAATGCAAGCTTAATATTTAAGATAAATAACAATTATGGCTCACACAGGATCATGGGGAACACCAGATTGGGGACTAACAGAATTAGCCGCCAAAGGGATTTCTAAAATAATCAGTCCATTTACAGGAGGAGGTACTCCATTGACTGCACAAGGCGGATCTGATTTGATGCCAGGAGGCGCACCGGCCACCCAATTAGTCGGCAGACCGACCACCACAGCTCCATCCACCCAAAACTCGTCACAACTCAACTACAGTCCTGCGCCAGCCGTCAAAGGTGCAAACACTACAGTGAAGACCGGAGGCAATCCTGCACCTACCAACAATAACAACAACCCGAACCCAACTGTCGATCCTAATCAAGCCATCAACGATGCTCAAAAAGCCCAAGAGGAAGCATCCAGAGCGGCCGCAGAAGCCAAACGTCAAGCCGCACAGAGGTCATACCAGGGTAAGGTTGCAGAAGCCGGATTAGCCAAAGAGAGTGCATCCGGACAATACGACTGGATCGTCGACACACTCGGATCAAACAAGAAAGATGCCCTAGACCAGATCGCCCTAAATGAAACAGAGGGATTATCGACATTCGGACAGCAAGAGGGAAAGACAAAAGTCCAGTACGACACGGCTCGTCAAGAAATTCTATCCACATACCGCGACCTAACCAGAGAGCAGGAGAAGATTTTGAGAGGATCAGGAAACCAATCATCCTCGAGAAGTCAAGAAGCCGCCCTCCGTTTGAATAACCTCATGGGTAAAGATCTTGCCGGAGTAAGCACCAATGAAGCCGACTCCCTCGCCATGATCGGAAACGCCATCACCAGCCTTAAATCGAAGACCGTACTGGCCAAGAACCAAGTCGAAACCGAAACCAAGTCCAAATTGGACAAAGCCGCCCTCGACTACGATACCCAAGTCAAAGCCATCGACAACAACCTACAGCTATCCGGAAACGAGAGAGAAGATGCCTACGCCGAAGCCGAAGTACAGTTGGCTCAAGATACCGCTAATATCACCTCATGGGCAACCGGACTCAAACTCCAAGCCGAGCAGACAGCCGCCAAGACCAAAGAGATGCTCGATGCCTACATCGTCGACATGACCGATTCCAAAGGCTTACTCGACACTGATCTCACGACCAAGAAAGATGCCACCAACAAACTGCTCTCATCGGCAGGATACACTCCTCTGGTAGAAAATCCGTCAGTCACCGATCCAATATCCGGAGTCTATCAAAAAGTGACCCAGAAGTATAAAACGAAAGCAGAGTTGGATGCCGCCCTCTCAAGTGGAGAAATCGCCCCCCTTGAATACACAAAAGAGTTAGCGACCATCCAGAACGCAGGTGGAGCCGCTCCTCAAGACCAAGTCCTAGCCTCCTCACAACGCGATCCCCTGATGTCCGCACTTTTCGCTTAACACAAAAGCGTTTATACTTAGGTTATGGATGATCTACTCAAAAAAATATTGGGCATTGGGTCAAATGCAGTAAGTTTCGCAAAAAAGAAAGCCAAAGACTTAACTGACACCCTCCTCTACACCAAACCAACTCCTCAAGGTCGTTCTGTCGCCGATACATTCAACTATTTCAAGAATAACGCCGATTTACTTAATCCTCTGAGCCAAAGGTCGATGCAACAAGGTGCAGATGCCGCCGATGCACTAGCCAAGAGTCAATCAAAACCGATCCAATTCCTAGGAAACATGGGTGGAAATACGATCAAGATAGGCAAATCAGGCATCAACAAAATGGTACAGGGAGGTAAGGCACTCGGTGCCGGACTTGTCCAAGCACCAGTTTTAGCCGCCACCGGAGGCAAAGTAAACATCCCATTCTACAGCGATCCAGAATTGATGAAACTGAGTGGAGACAACTTCGTCCAAAGATTTATGCGATCGAGTGCCAAAGTCCTGCCGGACGTGGCTAAAGGAGTATTTGGATTAGGTCAAATGGCTACCACAATCAACCCTGTGAGCCAAGGAGTTAACGCCGTGGCATCGTCACCGGTGAAGATCGGCCGACCAGGACTCATCAGCCCAGACCCCAACATAAACACCAATGACGACCTAGCCAGAAGACTCGCCGCCGGATACATCAAAGGTGTGTCGGGAAGCGATGAAGTAGCCACCAACGTCCCCAGTAAAGAGATGAACATTGCCGGAATCAACTTCGATCCTGCCAAAACAGCCGGAGAGATGGTCGGATTCGTGAACAACCCAACATGGAAAGCGATATTCCCAGCCACGTCAAAACTCCTCGATCTACCACAAACAAGCAGTAAAGTAGCCAATTTCATTGTGGGAAGACTCATGAAAGGTGGAGCAGAGGGAAGTATCCAAGCCATCGCTAACATGAGTGACCAGATGACTCGTGACCAAAAAATCAATGAGTTGGCCAGCCAAGTAGCATTCGGAGCCGTGTCTGAACTCGGAACCGATGCCGCCATGAAAGGTGCCGGAAGTATCAAAGGAAAGGCAGAAAGATGGATAAGATCACTTCTAAACGATTACCAAGGTGCGACACCGGAAGTCAAACAAGAGATGGACAACGTGATGAAAGCGATCGGATCGAACCAATACCAGACGAAATACAAGACAGTAACACCGGAACCTCCAGTCATGTCCGCAGGAGGCGGAGAGATGCCCAAAGGTGACTCACCGATGGTCGACGTAGGAGGAAACAAACTCGTCAGAAAAGACTACCTCCCTAAATATCGCGAGTACCTTGAGAAATCAGCCCAAGTAGCCCCAGGAGTATTCGCTGGAATCCAAATAAACAAAGACGAGAACGGAAACATTACCGGAGTAGGATTCAATCCCAACATGGCCGGAGTCGGAGTCATGGCCGCCGGATACCTCACCACCGCCAAAAACAAAGCCGCCATCATGGACGTGATCATGAAAGCCACCGATGAGGGAAAGATGAACGTCGACTTAAAAAACCTTATCGAAACCAACATTAAAAATTCGATCGACCAGTTGGATGTAAATCCCAAAGAAGCCCTTGATAATTTGAAAGGACTGAGAGCCGCCATCAACCAATCGGCATTCGACTCGTCCGGACTAAACAAGAGTGACGGAAAATTCAACGCCAAACTGATGGACACCATCCGCCAAGACCCCGAGATGGGTTCCTTGGTCAGGGAATTAGAGAGTTATTTGCCAAAAATTGACGAGATTTTACAAGGAAAAGCAGATTTGACACCAAAAGTTGAGGCTACGACCGACCTTAATGCCCCTAAAACGGCTCTAGAAACTCCGATAGCACCAGATATACCCAAAACTGACATCAATGCAGAAGTACCACAAGCCGGACAGCCCAAAACCGCCCAAGAAATCATTAGCGAGGTAGCGACACCAAAAGTAGAACCAACATTACCAGAGGGAGTGTCAAAACCAAAACGAAGAACGGCTCAGGAAATAATCGCCCAAGCAAGTGGACAGACAGAAACTCCAAAAACTCCGACAACTGATGTGGAGAAACTCCTCGGATTTACCAAGTCCGTCAAAGAAGCCCCGATAGTCGCACCTCAGACAAAAGCCAAGGTGAATGGCACATACACCGTCAAACCCAACACAAAACTCATGGGGGAAGCGAAAGCCCTCCTTGAAAGCGGAGCAAGCATTGACTTCAAGAATGTAGCAGACCTCGACCAAAAAGTCGCCGCGACAATTCAGGAAGCCATCAACTTAGACAAAGCCGGTAAACATGATGCCGCCGCCAATTTATACAACAATCTAGCTGAACATGGAAAAGAACTCGGACGTGCTGTCCAAGCCTACTCAATGATTGACAAGATGAGTCCCCAAGCGATCGCCCTGAGTGTCGCCGCCAAGATCAAGAACTACAATATAAACGCCATGAAGAAGATTCCAGAGTTGACCGGCGAGCAAACAAAACTGATCACCAAATTGGTAGACCAAGCCGACAAACTCAAGGGACGAGAGAAAAATATCGCCCTGAATAAGCTTCAGCAGACATTAAACAGCTTCATCCCATCGTCACTCGCCGACAAAGCCATCACAGTTTGGAAAGCCGGACTGCTTACGTCACTCAGAACCCACGAAAGAAACCTGCTAGGCAACGCCATCATGAGTGCCTCGGAGATCGCCAAAGACCCAGTAGCGGCCGTGTTTGACCAACTGATGTCATTCAGGACAGGCCAACGAACAATGACACCAACCTTGAGAGGACTGGCATCCGGAGCCGCCAAAGGCACAAAAGCAATGGTAGACGTGGTGCGATACGGATTTGACCCAGAAGAGTCAATCAGTAAATTCGACATCAAACAAATTACATGGGGGAATAATCCAGTAGAGAAATTCCTCAAAGGAGCCACGGAAGCCGTCTTCAGGCCACTATCCGGTGAGGATAAGATTTTCTGGCACGCCGCATACGCCCGATCGCTATACGACACCGCCGGAGCCGCCGCCATAAACGCCGGAAAGCAAGGTGACGGAAAGTTTATCGAAAAACTGGTCAAAAATCCTACAGATGACATGCTCAAATCAGCCTTAAACGATGCCAACTACGCCACATTCCATGACAAAAACGTCCTAAACGAAGTCGCGAACTCAATCAAAAGAGTCGCCTCAAGCCCGAAATTGAAAGCCGGAGCTGAGGTGGGTAAGGTAGTAACAGAAGTCTTAGCACCATTTACTGGAGTCCCATCATCGATCGTAGAAAAGACAATCGCCTACTCCCCGATCGGATTGATCAAAGGAGCCATGAAAGCCGGAAAGGTGGTTGCGAGTAATGTTCCCGAGCTACAACGTCAAGCCGCACAGGAAATAGGCAGAGGAGTCGTAGGATCAGGACTGTTCGGACTCGGAGCATACCTAATGAGCCAAGGATTGATGACCGGCCAACCAAAAGATGCCAAAGAAGCCGACCTATGGGCGGCACAAGGCAAGATGGCAAATTCAGTTCTAGTGGGTGGGAAATGGAGATCGGTAAACAGTATCGGCCCCCAAAATCTCGTCATGCTTGCCGGAGCCAAATACAACGAAGCGATGGGTAAAGAGGGAACGACCGTAGAGAAAGCCGGAGCATACGCCGGAGGATTGGCCAAAGACCAACTCAGTCAAACATTCCTCGCCGGTGTCCAACAGCCACTCAACGCCATCACAGACCCAGCTAGATACGGCAAGAGCTACATCGGTAATCAAGTTGCCTCCGTGATACCCAACATAATCAAAGACACGGCCAAAGCCGGTGATGCTTCACAGCGCGAGAACAACACCACAACGGACTACATCACCAACTCCTTACCAGGTCTGAGAAACAACAATATCGAAAAACGAGATGTTCTGGGTAACCCCATGAAGCAAGAGCCAACCGGAGCCGCCGCATTCTACGATCTATTCAACTCGAAGACACCAATAAGCAATACGGTCACCGATGAACTAGGCCGCCTGAACGAAGCAGGACACAACGTAGTGCCAAGCAAACTCCAAAAGGATCAGACTATCCAAGGAGACAAATTGAAGCTCACCCCAGAGCAATTAAATGTCCTCGAGGCGAAGACTGGAGAGGAATTGTCGATGCAGATGGAAGCCCTGTTTAATTCAACAGAGTACCAAGATTTACCGGACTCCGACAAGGCCGATGCTGTCACATCGTTAATTTCCAAGGTGAGAAAAGTAGTCAGAGCGAATGTCGACCTTGGAGCCGATCCAACCCAACTGGCCGAGGTCAAAGGAGCGTCAACGACTGAGGGGAAGAAGTACCGGATCATAAACAAAGAAACTGGCAATGTAAGCTTTATTGATCTCACAGCACCAGTAAAAGCCCCAACCTTAACCGGAAACAAAGAACTCGATAAAAAGCTCAAATCGTCCTATGTTTCAGACCTGACAACTAGAACAAACAACATCATGAAAGTTTACGAGGACGGACAAATTACAGCCGAGGAAGCTGAAACACTCCTCAATGAGGTGAAAAACCTGAAATCAAAAGCCGGAAGTGGATCGGGAATGACCGCCAAACAAAAACTCGCCCTCAAAAACAAGATTGAGAGTGCCTACGACTCGATAGCCTCCGGACTCGGGAAACCTCCCAAACTGTCGACAGTAAAGAATCCCAAAACCGGAAAAGAGATCACGTTCAACTTCAAACAAGCGACACCGGATGTAAGCATCTCAACCCCCAACAACAAGGTTGATGTCCAAGGCCTGATCGACACACTAAAGAAAAAACAAACCAGTACCAAAGAAGAGCGCGATAGAATCCTAAACATGGTAAAAGGTGGAGGATCGGGAAGCGGATTAAAGCTATCAGCCTCATCATTTAGAGGGGCTTGAAATCTTATGTAAGAGGAAATAAACTGTAGTTATGGATAAAAATGCACACACGTTCGAAAAGAATATCTTGATCGGAATTCCCTGTCTGGATTCACTCAAAGTCGAAACCACGACCTCCCTAGTGGCTACCATAGCCCAACTGGACATGAAGTACGATGCCAAGATGCTGATCCGGAAAGCCTCCCTAATTCACGATTCACGCAATAAAATAGCCCAACAAGCCATTGACGAGGGATTTGATTACCTGATGTTCATCGATAGCGACATGAAGTTCCCAGGAGATGCCTTGAACAAACTAATGAGCCTTAATCTCGACGTGGTAGGAGGTCTTTATTACCGCAAGCAACCTCCACACCAGCCGGTCATCGCCCAAAAGATGGGCAAAACATTGACCATTCCCAGAATATGGCCAAAAAATAAACCATTCGAAGTATTCTCAGTCGCCACCGGCTTTATGTTGATCAACACCAAAGTACTCAGAGCGATCAAACCCCCCTATTTCTTCTACGGAAAATACCACGATATGGACATGGGAGAAGACGTGTACTTCTGCCATAAAGCCCAACAGGCAGGATTCAAGATTTTTTGTGACCCAACGATCGACCTAAAACACATCGGCGAGTATGAGTACGATGCCAAAGACTACGAGGTGTACAGGAAAGATCGACCGGAGCAGGACGTTGACGAAATTTGGAACGCAGAAGTTTAATATGACAGACCAAGCCGAAAGAGCCAAACAAATACTAAATGACCTCGTGGAGTACCATCAGATGCCGGTGGAACTCGTCAAAGAGAGGTGTAAGGCCGCCGTGTACGAATTGGCGTGGATCTGGGGAAAACAACACAAAGAACTCAACCACGAAGAGGTGATGAGATTCTACCGAGAGACTGACTGGTATCAATTTGACCTGACCAAATACCAAAGCATGATTACGCCACTTGTCGACTTGATGGTGGACATGGCCGACTCATATGGCATCAAAAAGGTGCTTGATTTTGGAGGAGGAATCGGAGAATACAGTATCAGACTGGCCAAAGAGGCTGACTGTGATGTGACCTACCTCGACCTTGAGGGAAGTGAAACCATGAAATACGCCGAGTGGAGATTCAAAAAACATGAGGCTAAAGTAAAGGTTGTAGGCGAAAAATACGAATGGACAGGTGACAACTGGGACGGAGTTGTTATAATGGACGTACTAGAGCATTTAGAAAAGCCTGAATACGAAAGAGTAATAAAGGCTCTGGAAGAGAAAGCACGGTACATATTCTGCAATCCGGAAGATGTCCGCTTCAATGTTTTCTTTCCACAGCACATCACGAAGATTAAACTAGAGGGATTCGTCCAAGTCGAAGCGAATCTTTATTATAATAAACGACTCGCAAAAAAAAGCATAATCGCACAAGCATAGTACCTAGCTAAAAAATACTATGTCGGTTACGCTACAAAACGGATGCGGTGATCTCTCAAGAGAATTGGGTGAGGCAACCCCTAACGTCACAACCCCCAGAATAAATCATTACAACGATGCGGTGATAGACTTCGCCAATGAGCGCAAGTTCCCATTTTTGGTCAAAGAAAACGCCACGATCACGACTGATGGCAACGCCCTAAACAAATACAGCATCGCCACCATCACAGATATTCGACAGCCTGGAGGTATCAAAGAAATTACACTCGGAAGCTCAACAGAGCCGATCCTGCCGATCGACTGGAGCAAACGAAACGAATCCCAGTACGTGGGTAAAAACTTTTTCTACATGACACCGGACGAGCTTTATATTGTGTTCACCAAGGACGTGACCACCGGACAAGCAATCCACATGTGGTACTACTACATCCCAGCCAGAATCACCTCACTAACCGATACATTCCCCATCCCAGACCGATACAGAAAGGTCGTAGCGACCCTAGCGGCCGCATACGTGCAATGGGGACGATACCTCGATGGTCAAGGAAATCGACTGTTCAATTTGTACAATAAACGCCTTGCCGGAGTGGTCGATCAACAGTCTGAGGAAAACACCGGCAACCCAAAACGAATTCAACATTACCTCAAGTACATGGGTTTTAGGCGCAAATATCCTTAAAAATAAATGATTCCATACACACCACTCACAGGAGGACAAAATCTACCGAATAAAGGATGGATGTTTGATGGTTTCAACTCAGGAGTCAACACATACTCCTTGGCGACCGAACTGAGAGGTACAGAACTAGCCAGCATGATAAACGGTGAGCTTTTTGGAAAAAGATCAATCAGACCAAGAAGAGGCGGAGTTCAACTAGGAAACGCAGTCGGTGGATCGCAGGTAGACGGTATATTCCCGTTCAAAAACGGCATCACAGTCAACAAAATGCTCGCCATTTCAAATGGAGTCCTACGAGACTACGACTCATCCACAAGCGCATGGAACTCGGTAGCAGGGGCGACATTCACAGTCGACCTACGCACCAGAGGTGTAAAAATGAGATCAGCGATCTATTTTGGAAACGGAACCGATGATTTTACGAAGTACACCAGCACATCAGGACTACAAAGATTTACCGCAGTCGCCGCACCGGCAGGACTATCCGTCACTCCAGTAGGGACACCAGGAACCGCCGAGTACACCTATACGGTGACTACGGTCACAGCCAAAGGTCAGTCACTACCAGCAACAGAGGTCGCCATCGCAAACGGAAACCTTGTTCTCGACACCACCAATAAAAACAGCGTGGCATTTACCAGAAGAACAGAATCTCAAGTAATCGGATACAACATTTACGGAAGAAATAAAACAGGAACCGGAGTCACGTTGATGAAATACGTTGACCAACCGGCATCCGGTGCGACAATCACATGGGTAGATGACGGAACTGTCATCCCCCAAGTTTGGCTTCCACCAGATGGAGACAGCACCGATGGTATCGTGGTAGAGGTCTGGGAGCAGTTGAGAGGCTCCTTGGTGGGTGCAGGTGACCCAACCTCAAGAGACAGAATGTACTACTCCGGAACCGGAGACAAATACGAATCATTCAGTCCTGTCCACAACGGAGGATGGGTCGACGTAAGAGCCGGAGACAATGACGGCGGAATAAGTGGCCTAGCTCCATTTGAAAGCAAGATCATAGTTTGTAAACAAAACTCAGTTCACCAATTCTATTTCAGCGCGACCAATGGTGATGCAGTACTTCAAGAACTGATCACATACGTAGGTTGTGGCGCACCAGGAAGTATGGTGGTCATGGAAAACGATGTGATATTCCTAGACTCAGATGGAAAATTGAGAATCCTAGGATATGAGCCAAACTTTGCCGCATCGATCCGTACCACGTCACTTACCGAGGGGAGAGTCCAAAGTCTATTCGACAACATCGATCCTGCATATTTAAGTGAGGCTGAGGGCGTGTACTTCAACGGAAGATACCTCCTAGCATGCCGATCGAGAGGTGCAACCTACAATGACATGATTCTCCCGTATGACCGAAGATATTTAGCTTTCCTAGGAAAATGGGACGGCGCAGATGCTCACGTCAAGTGTTGGGCAACATGGGATGGAGCGGATGGTAAAAAAAGACTATACGCCGGAGCCAGTGATGACGATATTGTGTTTGAGTTTGGAGTTGAGGGTCAACTGGCCAACTACGATGGCACAGCAATCGTCACGACCATAAAGACCAGAAATGAAGACCTTGGAAACTCCGGACAGCAAAAAATTTGGAAATGGGTAGACCTGAGACTTTTCAGAATCAAAGGAATGCTCAAACTAAAAACGATCCTTGATGGAGCCACTACAATCGATGAAAAACAGTTCTCAAGCATTGTCCAAACCGGATGGGGAATTGTAAAGTGGGGAACCGTGCGATGGGGTGTATCGACAGGCGCACCACCCAGCTCGTCAGACCTGGATAAAACACGTAGAAAAGAGATTTACGAGATTGGAAACTCACTCGGGTTCGAAATTACCAAAGAGGGAAGCCAAGACGACTTCGTGCTTGTTTCCATGAGAGGAGAAGCGTTCCTGCTACCCACCGAAGTATTCGACTCCGAGAACGTGATATAGGTCAAAACTTGTGATAAACAATTATAAAAGATAAACTAAAAGTATGAAAAACAAATTGTTAAGAGCAGACAATAATTTTGGAGGGGTACTGTCGGCCACGATCTCAGCCGCCGAAGTAACTTCCGCATCGCTCACTCCAGTCCCGACAGAAGCACCAGGAATAATTGTCCTGAAAGCCGGAGAAGCCCAAGAAGAACACATTTATTACGCAGAAAAAGATGCCGGAGCTGGAACGATTTCAGGTCTGATCCGAGACTACAGTAACCTAAACGGTGGTGTGGGGTTCGAACATATCAACACGACTCCATTCGAGGTGATGCAAGCCACGGAGTACATCAACAACATTGTCGATTCCTTAGTTGAGGGCTTCATTGACGAACAGCAAACCCTAGCCTATGTGAGTGCCGCCAGCTTCACAGTCAAAACCAACAAAACAGCCGTTTATACCGCCGGAAGAATCGTCAGATTTAGCCAGGACAATACCTTGATAGACACAGTTTTATCATCGTCCTACTCGGCCGGAACCGGACTGACGACCGTCACAATGTCCGGAAACGTGACCGTTCCTAACCCGATTGTCACAGTCGAAACAGCCATCCAACCAAAGAGTGCCACAGCCCTTTACCTGTCACAGGTAAACGTAACCTCCTCAGTCAACGGTGTAGTCGGAAAACGAGCCGCCACAGGCAACAATCCAGAGATTTATCCAACAGGATCGGACACGAACATCGGACTTGATATAAAAACAAAAGGAACTGGAAGATTTAGAAAACCGACAATCCTAGGATTCCAATTACTGGATTCAGGGTCAAACACCGCTGTAGGTGACGGTAAAATGTTTTTCAGAATCCCCGAAGAGCTTAACGGAATGAACCTAATTGGCGTAGCCGCAACGGTTTATACCGCAGGTACCACAAACACAACCGACATCCAGATCAGAAACAAGACGGACTCGGTCGACATGCTTTCAACCAAGATGACCATCGATTCAGGAGAGACAGACACATCCACAGCCGCCACACCGGCCGTTATTGACACCACCAAAGACGACGTGGTCACTGGAGATGTGTTGGCCGTAGACATCGATGCCATCAGCACCACAGCCGCCAAAGGTCTATACATCGAATTAAGATTCGCACTACCATAAAATGATCACCTCAGCATGGACAAAAAGACATACTATAACGATTGACCATACCAAGGTCACAACTGGAGATCACACAGATTTCCCAATAATCTTGGTGAATGGCAATTTTTTGGATGATTGCTACACCGTAGCAAAAAGTGACGGATCGGACATCCGTTTCAGTTCTGATGAGGGAGGAGCGAACGAATTGGCTTTTGAGATTGTTTCATGGAATCAAGGAGCTAAGACATCGGAGGTATGGGTAAAAATCCCAACACTTTCAAGTGCAACAGACGTGGTGATATATGTGTGGTACGGCAACGCCGCCGCCACAGCCTATTCTCACACTGACACCTACGGCACACACGCCGTGTGGAGTAACAACTTTCAAGGTGTTTACCACCTAGAAGCCAACGGAAACGACAGTTCCCCAAATAGCTACAACATGACGAAATACGGGAATCCAGGGAATGTCACCGTCAAAAATGGTAAGGGGTTTGAGTTCTACCAAAACGCCGCCGACTATTTTGAGGTGACCGGAGCCACAAATCTAAACGTCACAAACGAGACAATATCCTGTTGGGGTAGGTCTGATGCCGATGGTGATGGAGGATTTGCGATCGGACAGAATAATAACTGTGGGTTGCGCTGTAACAACTTCGGAGATTTTAGATTCAACTGTCCGGTTTCAGGGATTACTGGTAACGCAAGTGTCGCCAGAGATGCCAATCTAAACTTTATCGCTGGTACTTACGCACCAAACTCAAACGTGGTTTATAAGAATAAAACCACAAATACCGTGGCAACATCGGGAACCGCCGGAGGTGCAGGAACGACATGGTGGTTGGGTAAACTTTCAGGGACAAACTGGCCATTGGACGGTCTGATTGATGAAGTCCACATCGTAAGTGTCGCACGTAGTACGGCATGGTTGAATACTGAATACGACAATCAAAACGCTCCTCTGACATTCTCGGCCGGATCAAATGCTATCCTTTATACATGGGGCGGTGCCATTTCGATATTATTTATCTAAAAATATGAAAAAAATACTTTTGATCGCCGGACACATCAACATAAAATTCAACTCCATAGCATCCCTACATGGAAGTACCGGAACTGCCGGAGAGCAGGAATTGACGATCCGAATTACCAACAGATTGAGTACCGTGTTGAGAGATAGAGGATTTGAGGTAACCCAATCCGATGCCAACGCCAATGACGACCCACAAATCACCTCAAAAGACTTCGACCTAGCATTGGCACTACATGGCGACATGGACGTGCAGAACGACCAGGGAGGGGGAATGGTGGGGTCAGGGGACAAATCAGTTGATGCCATGTGGCAAGAAAGTCTCCGGATCAAAAAAGTGTTTGACGAGGTTTATTTTACCGAAACGGATATTGTAAACAAAAACATCGTGACAGCCGGAATGGCCAAATACTACATTTGGCAATACCTGACTGCGAAGACCCCATGTGTCCTGATCGAGATGGGACAGGTGCTTGATCCCCACGACAGAGTCCTCCTTGCAAATACCGATTTGATTGCCAATGCGATCGGAAGATCAATATGCAAGGCATTCGATGTTCCTTTTGATGTCGTTCCAAGTCCCGATTCTCCGGAGGTACTGTCATTAAAAGCAGAAGTGAAAAGGCTTGGAGAGGCTTTGGATACCCAAAATAAGGCGATCGTAACGCTGAAATCCGAACATGAGATCGAACTGGCAAAGGTGCAAGGCGAGTGCCGAATAAAAATAGAGAAATTAAAAACCGATTTATTAGCTGTTATCAACCAAGTCTAAATACCACTCACTTGTAAACATGCGCAAAAAGCTGTTTAATGGAATTAGTACTATTTGGAACCACACTAGAAAAAAACGAAATGACAACACCTGCCGAAAATAGAGTAAACGAAGAAGATGCCGTTACCTTATCGAAAATAAAGGAAGTCCTCCCATTCGCAACCCTTTTAGTCGGTGTCGCCCTTTCATGGGCTTCTACAAAATCAGACCTGAGAGTCCTAACCAACGAAGTTCAAAACACAAACAAAATTCTCACTGAGTATGTCATGGAAACCAAATCAATTAAAGAGACAATCAGCTCGATGAGAATAACAGACGAAACATTAAGAGCAACACTCGATGCTCACATTATCAACATGAAAAAATAAAATGATCCAATTCACGTCCGATCCAACAACCATAGTCGCTACCCTGTCAGCCGCCACTTACGTCATCGTGGAGGTCATTAAGAGGATAAACATCATTTCCGACCGCTTCCTGCCTTTGATCGCCATCGTAGTCGGCGTAGGACTAGGAATAGCTTACAAAGTAGATATTCTATTAGCAATTCTCATCGGAGCCTCGGCGTGTGGCATATACGACCTAGGCAAAAAGACCGTAGCCGGTAAATAACGTGGAAACCGTAGACTTCGAAAAATTACCACTTGAGGAGAGAATCATCCTGACGACCTCCACAAAGCTCATCAAACACTTCCGAGGGCTTGAGTCGGCCGGAATAATCGACCGAGACACCACAAGCAACCTGATAGGTTGTGTGAAGAAGTTGGTAAACATCGCTCAGAAGAAAGTCGAACCGGCGATCGTTTAATTTTTTTTCGCCGTAAATTAAGCTTTAGTCATGACGAACCCTACCCCCTTATACCCCCTGGGTTCTGTGTTTCCCCTACCCCCCTTGCTCCTCTCCTCCTCCCTCCTGGGAAGCATCTTGTACTTGTTTTACCTGTAGTCTACGTGTTGTACTTGTTGCTTCTTCCCAGTATGGTTATCGTCGAGTTGGCTTCGGCCGGAAATCTTGACCACTCTCCGGCGTGGTGATGTCAAAGGCATCAAAAAGAACCGGAATTAACCGGTTTTCTTTGATATTTTCGACAGATTTTTGCAAAATTCGCGGAGGAATTTTGTTTTTTGGATGATTTCCTTTTGATCGCGACCCTCGAGGAAGACCAGAAAAACGCCGCCGACAAGTTGATTCTCAACCAGATGATCATGCCACCCTAGTGGAATTTGTTCGGAGGAGAGGCCTATTTTCTTTGTGTACATTAAAAAAGCTACCTTTCGTCTGAGCTGTGCTGTGTTGCGACCACAGCTCACGCGGAAAATAGCTGATTACAACACAGATTATAGACGGACACCTAATTGGCGTCAAGTCCACTATGGAACATGTAAAGTCAGATGTCAAGTAGGTCATTGAAAAACGAGATAAATTGAGGCAAAAGTCGCCGGACAGCTCCAAAACGAGGCTAAACTGGTGCTTGACTTTTACATAAGAATACGCAATAATGCAAGTATAGCAATTAGCAAACAAAGCAAAAACATGCAAAAACCAATCCAATTTTTCGGAAAGAACGTGTACGGAAAGATTAGTTTCTATATCTCAGACGAGAAGACCGCCTGGCTGATAGGAGGGCTGACCGGCAAAAAGACCGTATCCCCCCAAGACATCGAGAACCTAAAACAACTCGGACTCAAATTCGAGATGATTATTGACCCAGAAATAACAAAATAAAATGAGCCTACTAATAATGGAAAAGAAAATCCGCCACCACCTAAGCTTCCATGTCGATGAAAAAATGCACAACGACATCCGAAGACTAGCATACAAAGACAAACGACTCAAGGCGGCCGAAGCCCGTCAGTTAATAAAAGAAGCCATACAAAACAGAAAGGAGGAAACAAAATGAACATAAACAAGACCGAGATCAGAGAGAAGACAGTCAAAACCCTGATCGTCACAAAGTACATGCTACAAGGCGCGCTAGGCCTGATAGCCATCATCGCCATAGTCTGGAGTATAAATAACATGGACGTAATCGCAAAAGCGGTAAAATACCCAGAAGCGGTGAGAGAGATGGAGATCACAGTCCAGGTCACCAAGACCCAACTGATTTCCCCGATAGCAAAATAATTAGTAAATAACGCACAAAAATGGAACCAAACCAAAACGGCGAACAGCCAAAGACAGAATTAGTAACCACCGGATATTTTAATCCGCAAGTGTGGGCGCAAATGAAAGACATGAGCCAAGTGTTTTTCACCTCGAAAGCGATCCCTAGCTACATCACCAACGCGCCTCAGCTAACGATGATCCTCCAAGCCGGACACGAAATGGGAATGAAACCGGTCGAAGCAATGAAGTCGCTCTACATAGTGAACGGCAACATCAACCTATGGGGATCGTCCATCATCAGAAGACTCCGCGAACACGGCTGGAGAATCCAGTACGAGATGAAAGTCGAAAAAGGCGGAACCTGCATAGCGACAGTCACCAAGGGAGATGAGAAGTACACGGAGACAATGAGTTTCGAGAGTGCAGAGCTATCCGGATACACCAAATCAAGCGCAGGAGAATTGAAAGTCGGCTGGAAGCCAGGAGTCAACCGCAACCTCAAACTGAGATACGGAGTCATCAGCATGATAGTGAAGACCTACATCCCAGAGGTACTCGGAAGCGCGTCAGACATCGTAGAAGTCGCAGAAGACCGCCCAGTCGAAGAGGGGGAGATAGTAGCGGAACCGACCCAAGACGGCAAGAGTGTCATCATCAAGGGAGCCGACAAGACCGCCATCGGTGACTTCATAGCAAAGGCCAAGGCTAAAAAAGAAGAAGAGAAGAAACCACAGGCATCTGATAAGGACATCAATGTCCCGACCAAAGAGCCAAAAGAGGAGCTAGATAATGCGCAAAAAGATGGTAATGTTAAAGAGAATACTAAAGTAAACAACGCAAAATGAACGAAGTAAATCTGCCCATCGAACACCTCTCCTATAGCTCCATGAAGCTGTTCTGCGCCAACCAACAGCAATTCTTCAAAAACTACATCCTCGGCCAATGGGACTATAAAAGCTCAATGGTGGCATCCGTAGGCAAAGCATTCCACAAGGCCGCCGAAATCTACTACAAACAAGGCAACTGGGATCAGGCCATCGATGCCGGACTGGAGTTCATCAATAAGATCAAAGACGAAGAAGTCGACTGGGGAAAGACCGGATCAAGAGAACAACTCATCAAGGACTTCCACGCCGCCATAAGCTTCTACCAAGCAGAAGAGCCAACACTAGGAAAGGTAATAGGAGTCGAGTTGAACACAGTCACCGACCACGGATTTGACGGAGAGCAGTTGCCAGTACCAGTCAAAGCCATCAGTGACCTTGTAACCGAGGAAGAAAAAGGGATCGTAATCACCGACCACAAGGTAGTCGCCTCATTTTCCGACAAAGAGGAAGAGCAACCGGACTACACGATGCAAGCAATGTTCAACTACCTGACAGTACAGGCAAAATTCGGCAAAGCCCCATACTCGATGATTTTCCGAGAGATTAAGAAGACCCAAAACCGAGATGGAAGCTCCCAAATAGACGAATACGAGATCGTATTTGATAAGCATCCGGAATACAGGCTCTACTTTTTAAGCCTATACACAGACGTAATAGTGACCCTCGCAGACGAGAATCACCGATACTTACCAAACTTCGGGGACATGTATTCAGGAAAAGAAGCCTGGGTCGACTACACCGCCGGAAAGATTGACTTCAAATCACTGCCCAAAGTAAGCCACCGGACAAAATTCACCGGAGAGGTGCGCGATGTCAAATTTATCGAACAGGCAATGGTCGAAGACGAAACCTTGACCGAAGAACAAAAAATCAAAGCCAAGCTCAAAGAGTTCGGAATGGCCGTAGAAATGGACGAGACACATCGAGGCCTAAATGTCACCCTATACACCATGAAGCCATCTAGGGGCATCAGAATGAGCCAGTTTACGAGCCACGCACAAGACATAGCCCAAGCACTTGCCGCCAAATCGGTGAGAGTCGAAGCCCCGATCCCAGGGACAAGCCTAGTAGGATTTGAGATAAGCAACTCCAGCCAAGGAGTCGCCCCCTGGACAGAAGACCTGATCCAAAAAGACACGATGAACATCCCGATCGGAGTCGACGTGTACGGAAAATCCAAGCACATCAACTTGGCCAAAGCCCCTCACCTGCTAGTCGGAGGAGCCACCGGATCAGGAAAATCAGTCTTCATGAACGTAGCCATCGACACCCTGATCAAACAGAACGACTCGGAAAGTATGAAGCTCATGCTGATCGATCCCAAGCGCACAGAGTTCATCGACTACGAGAATGACGACCACCTGATCTACAACATCATCACCGAATCAGAAGATGCCGCCGCCGCCCTCGGATGGGCAACAGAAGAGATGGAGAGCCGCTACAAACAGCTCAGAGACATGAGAGTAAAGAGCATCGAAGAGTACCGCAAGAATAAAAACGACATGCCTTACCTCGTCATAGTAATTGACGAACTCGCCGATCTGATGCTATCACCGGAGCAAAAAGAGATCGAAAAATCGATAGTGAGACTCGCCCAGAAAGCCAGAGCAGTCGGCATCCACCTGATAGTAGCAACCCAAAGACCGAGTGTCGACGTAGTCACCGGACTAATAAAAGCGAACTTCCCAACCAGAGTCAGCTTCATGGTCTCGACTCAAGTCGACTCAAAGGTCATAATTGACGAAGCTGGAGCCGAAAAGCTAGTCGGTCAAGGCGATCTCCTACTCATGAACCCTCGCGAAAAAGGACTAAAACGCCTGCAAGGGTATTACAAATAACAAAAACAATGGAACAATACAGAATAATCACCATCGACATTACCCAGATAGACGAAGAGCAGGAGGAAATGCTCAACGACATACCAGGAGTAATTTCAAAGCGATCAATCGAAATGGACTCACACAGCACGGTAAGAATGGCCGAAAAAACCGACATTGCCCTGATCGGAGTCAAAAACGACATTCTCGAATACGAAAGAGAGGTCGAAGATATTAAACTAGACCACCTGAAAGGAGACATGGAATGATCAACAAAATAATACTCTCATTTACCTGGCTGATAGTCGGGTTGTTCGGAGGCTTCTACGGCTCCAACTACTACTACCGGATCGTCAAAACCGACCCAGCCTACATCCAAACATCCTCATACACGGACATGATCCGGCTGATAAACAAGGAAAGAGTGACCCAAGGACTTAAACCCCTAGTAGAAAACGACCTCCTGAACAAATCAGCCAGAGCCAAAGCCTGTGACATGAAAGAAAAAGGATACTTCGAACACGTCAGCCCAGATGGTCAAGAACCTTGGGTATTTATGAAAGCCGTAGGATACGACTACTACACCGCCGGAGAGAACATCGCAGTCTCCTACGACAGCACCAAAAAGCTCGCTGAGGCATACCTGAAGAGTCCATCACACCGCGACAACATCCTGAACCCCGAATACACCGAGGTAGGGGTCGGAGAGTGTGGCATTTACTCAGTCGAACACTTTGGGATGAGAAAATGAAACCGGCGCAGTTTTTCAAAATCCCATCGGAAAGCACCCCAGGAGTCGTGTACACCGTAATCCATAAAGCAGACGGTACATGGTCATGCAGTTGCCCCCAGGGGATATTCCAAGGCCGATGCAAACACCAGATCAAAGCAATGGGGACGAAGACACCGGAACCAGCCCAGCAGAGCCTTGTGGAGCCAACAGAACTGCCCAGTCTACCCAAAAGAAAGAAAACCATAGAAGAAATGCAAGCCATTTGGATGGCCAAGAGCAGAGGAGAAAAGTGTCCTAGTGTGTGACAGTTGACAAATCAAATCTTATGTAATTAAATAAGAATTAGCATATAAAGCATATGACCGAACAAACCGAAAAATGTCCGCACTGCGGAGCCGCCATGAAGAAATACTGGCACAAATTGACCCCAGGGTTAGTCAAAACTCTCATTGAGGTCTATAAGCACGTATCCGCCTCCGGCGAGAACAAAGTGAGCAAGAAAGAGCTAAAATTAAACCACAGCCAATACGGCAACTTCCAAAAACTACGCTTCCACGCCCTGATCGCCAAATACAAGGTCAACGGAGAGTGGCACAAAGGCGAATGGCTGATGACCCAAAGAGGAGCCGACTTTCTCAAAGGCACAATCCAAATCCCCGAAAAAGTTCAAACTTTTAGAAACCGAGTCGAAGACCACTCACCGGAACTGGTGACCGTAGCCGACGTGATGAGATCAGACCCATACTGGCAAACTGACTTCAAAACGGACACGGACATCTTCGCTCCTAAACAAGTCTCACTCCTATGAAATACATACTGCCCATAATTTTGATTAGCATTTTAGTATCAAACTATGTCAAACCAATACACATCAAAAAGGTTTCAGTTGACTATAAGGGCTACGAACAGACCACAGATACTCCCAACATTAAAGGTGCAGAAACAGAGCCACCGGCAGAGGACATCGAAAAAGCTCCTGATTTCAAGTATCCAAGGACTTTACAACTCGATCGTTTTACTATTAGTCTGGCAGATGAGAAGACACCGAATATACAGATGGCTAAGAAATATGCGAAAGAATTTGGGATTAACCCCGAAACCTTACTATGCACCCTCAATATGGAGTCAGGAGTCGAGGGTTTTGAGAGGGATTTCAGAGGAGAGATCACGACAAAGACAAAGTGCGGAGACAATGGCGTATCCTGCGGCATTGGCCAAATCCAACTCCGAACATGGAAGTCAATCAGAAAGAACGCCGGATGGAGCCAAGAAGACCTCCGCGACAACCAAGAAGAGAATATAAAGACCACCGCCTACGGCATGGCCAACGGATGGGCATACCACTGGACAGGATATAGGAATTGCGAGAAATTAGGATACAAAGTAAAATAAAAAAGTATTAACAATCAAAGCAAAAAATGAACATAAAACCCGTAAAAGGTTACCTGTTAGTAGAACCGATCGTCAAAGAAAAGACCGCCTCCGGTCTATATTTACCAAATCAAGAGGCACATCCAGAGTACGCCAAAGTCCTCGAGGTGGGAGCTGAGACAAAGGATATTCAAACCGAGGTCAAAAAAGGCGACACAATCCTCTTCAAGAAGTGGGGAATCAATGATGTGAAGATTGACGGAGTCACCTACCAATTATTAAAATTCGAGGATGTCCTCGGCATAGTAGTCAAATAAAAATGGCAAAACAAATCATTTTCGCTGAAGAAGCACGTACCAAATTAGTCGCCGGAGTCAACAAACTAGCCAAAGCTGTCGTTACCACACTCGGCCCGAAAGGCCGGAACGTAGCCATCGACAACGCCTGGGGATCACCAACAGTCCTCCATGACGGCGTAAGCGTAGCCAAGCAGGTAGTCCTCGAAGACCCATTCGAGAACATGGGCGCACAACTGGTCAAGGAAGCCTCCAGTAAGACAAACGACATCGCCGGTGACGGAACCACCACAGCCACCCTCCTAGCCCAACAGATCGTCCTTGCCGGAATGAAGAACATCACTGCCGGAGCCAACCCCATGCAGATGAAGAGGGGAATAGACAAAGCGGTTGCCGCAGTCGTAGCAGAACTAACCAAGATTAAAAAAGACCTCAAGGAAGACGACTGGGAGTCCGTAGCGACAATCTCCGCCCAAAATCCAGAAATCGGTAAGAAAATAGCCGAAGCCATCAAATCAGTCGGAAGAGATGGAGTAGTGACGGTACAGGAAAGCAAGGGAATGGAGTTCGAGATCGAGAAGAAAGAGGGAATGCAGTTTGACCGAGGATATGTGTCAGCCTACTTCTCAGAGTCTCCCAACAACCTCGAGGCGACCATAGAGTCCCCCAAGATTTTACTGACCGACCAGAGAATCAGCTCGGTAAACGACATCCTGCCATTTTTGGAAGACACCATGAAAGTAACCAAGAACATCGTCATCATCGCCGATGAGATCGATGGAGAAGCCTTGGCCATGCTCGTAGTCAACAAGATGCGCGGAACATTCAACTGCCTAGCCGTCAAAGCACCGGCATTCGGAGAACGCAGAAAAGCGATCCTCCAAGACATCGCAGTCCTCACCGGAGCCACAGTAATATCAGAAGACACTGGCAGGAAGATGGAATCTGTAAGAGTAGAAGACCTAGGCGAAGCCGACAGAGTGTGGGCAGACAAAGACAACACCCAGATAATCGGCGGCAAAGGCGAACCAAAGGCCATAAAAGCACGCCTCGAGCTGATCAAGAGCGAGTACAAGAGAGCCACTTCAGAATTTGACAAAGAAGCCCTCGGATCAAGAATTGCCAAACTATCCGGTGGAGTAGCCGTCATCAAAGTGGGTGCCGCAACAGAGGTGGAAGTAAACGAACTTAAAGAAAGAGTCAAAGATGCCATAGGAGCGACTAAGGCCGCTATAGACGAGGGAATCGTCCCAGGAGGTGGAGTAGCCCTACTGAAAGCCCGAAAAGCGATCGACACACTCATAGCCGACAATACAGACGAAGAGGTAGGCTTCAAGATCGTCCGAGAAGCCATGTCCGAGCCACTACGATGGCTTGCAAGCAACTCCGGCAAGGATGCAGGGTTCGTAGTCAACAAGGTAGAGGAAAACAAAGACCCCAACTACGGCTTCAATGCCCTGACACTAGAGTTTGAAGACATGATCAAAGCCGGAATCCTAGACCCAGTCAAAGTGACACGTGCCGCCCTCCAGAACGCCGCCAGTGTGGCTTCCATGATCCTTACGACCGAATGCCTGATTACTGAAATTAAAGAAGAGAAAAAATGAGATTCGGAGACTTAGTAACCAAAATCGTAGGGAAAAAGGCCACTCCGGTCGAGAAGTACGGCAGACAGGAGTTTGAGGCAAATAAGGCACGGCACACCAAAAAGCAAATTATGAAACGCAGAGCGGCCAATAAAAGGTCGACACAGCACAAAGGAAAATAAAATGGACTGGTTCAAATTAAAAGAAAACAAATGCCCGAAGTGCGGAAAAGACATCATGAAAGGGATGAAAGTAGAAACGTGGACTACGGTCGGAGAGTTCGGAACCAAAAAAATCATTACCCACCCATGCGGGTTCAAGATCAGGGAAAAGCGGATGACCGAGATCGTCAACAGTACCCTAAAACAAGAACAATTAGCAGAGAAATGGAGAAAAGAAGATGAGTGTAATTAGAGTAGGCGACAGAGTCGCAATAAGAGCAGGTAAATACCTATCCGGATATACCGGAGTCGTCAGAGAACATGAACATACTGGTAGCGATCGCCATAAATTTAGATGCCTAGTTGCCTTTGATAACGGTTCCAAAGCATGGGTTCCAACATTAGACCTTAAACTGGCGAAAATGGGAATGAAAAAGTACACAATACCGGAGGCCGCGATCCTAGTACGCAACAAAAAGGGGTGTGGGCGAAGAAAGACATCAATCGCAATAGACATAACCATAAACGAGGGGGTCATACGCACGGAGGTTCTCCTAAACATGCTCGAATCAACGTTGAGAGCGTTGCTCCAAACTACGGAAACAATGGAAGTAAAAACCGGAGTCAAAACGGAAATTGAAAATTATCCAGACAACACAATATGAAAGAAGCAGTCGGCATCGCCCTAATAATCGTATTCGTAGCCATCGTAGGCTACCTGTTATACAAACTATGCGCCGGACTGTGTGACGAGATATTCAAACAAAACGAAAAATGAAATACTTCAGCTTATTCTCAGGAGTTGGAGGATTCGAACTAGGGATACAAAAAACTTATGAAAAACAGATACCGGATAGTCGACACCAATCAACCATGCCCGACAATAACGCCGAGCAACGTATCGAAGAACAGCGACCAGAACCCATATGTGTTGGTTTTTCCGAGATCGACAAGTACGCCATCAGCGTCTACCAATACCATTACCAAACACACAAAAACTATGGAGACATCTCCCAAATCGACTGGAATACAGTGCCCGACTTTGACCTTGTTGTCGGAGGAAGCCCTTGCCAAGACCTCAGCGTGGCTGGCCATCAACAAGGACTTACTGGTAAAAGATCGGGATTATTCTTTGAGTACATCCGGTGCCTTAAAGAAAAACAACCTACGAATTTTGTCTGGGAAAATGTTAAAGGAGCTTTGTCTAGTTCTCACGGAAACGATTTCGCCCTCATTCAAACTATGTTTTCCGAAGTGGGGTATGACATCGAATGGCAGGTACTCAACGCCAAAGACTTCGGAGTCCCCCAGAATCGTGAGCGAATCTTTATTGTCGGACATCTTAGAGGAAAATCCCAACCAAAAGTATTTCCTATCCGAACAAGCAATGAAAAGACTGGTTTTGGCATCCGCAGGATAGCCCACAATGACGTATTCAGACGATACAACCAAACATACGACCCCAAAGGTCAGGTGGAATCCTTGGACACATCCGGAGGCGGAGGACACCAACCTTGCGTGCCGGTACGGAAAAACAATGGAAAAATAGAGGAGACAAAAGATGAAGCCTTGTGTATTGACCAGAGTTATCACAAGGGACTAGACAATCATGGCCAGAGGACAGGAATTGCAGTTCGACAGCCGTTGAAGTTTTTGGAGCGCAACCAAAAAAATATCGATGGCGACTATGCCTTTACCGTAGACAGTACCAACACCGGAGGAATAAAAATAGGCACAAAGATCAGAAGACTTACACCAATGGAGTGCGAAAGGCTGATGGGATGGCCAGACGAGTGGACAAAATATGGAATTGACGAAACAAAAGGATTCCACATTTGGAGAGAAAATCTTCATGAAATGCTAGAAATCAGCGACACCCAGAGGTACAAAATGTGCGGAAACGGAGTGGTGAGTACCGTTGTCCAAGAAATTATCAAAAGACTATACTACGCATGAAAACAGTCAAGTTTAAGCGCATTTATTCCTACAAGTGCGGAGGCTGTGGCAAGAGAAGATACACCAGAAAGTACAGCCGGTGGACAAACGAGAAGTGTACCCTGTGCCAGAAGAGAACGATTAACGAAAATCAATTAACCTTACTAAATAGCGAAAAGTAAATGAAAGAAATATACGTCGCACCACACTCAAAGATTCCAGTAGGGTGTCTAGTTAAATTTGAGGAGGAAAAACAGAGGTACACGGTCATGGCATCAAACGTAGCCTTTGCCATTTGCACCAAGCCCATTAACGCCCACAAGACTGTCCTATACACCATAATCGACTGGGGTCACGACATCAGAGGAAGAGAGAATCTGGTGTTTGGCATGGGAGCGGAGACACAAGAACAGTGTGAAGAAATGCTAGAGAGATTGACTTCCGGCGACAGTGAGGTATCGGAAAGAAACGACATACCATTAAAAATCGAGGCCATTTACTACAAGCAATGAAACAATTTATAGCCGAAGTCCTTGCAGAACATATCGAAAAGGTCATGAAACCCATCCTAAAGTGGTGTGGATACCACCTGGAATACGAAATCACCGAGAACGACACAACCCAAAGTAGTGCCTTATTTGTTTGATAAACTAGAATCATGGCACAAGAAACTGTCCCACTCAGAAGATACGTAGAAATGCTAATCGGAAACGTCAAAGAGTCCGTAAAGACGGCCTACGCCTCAATGGAGAAGAGACTGGAGGGAATGAACGAATTTCGCGACACCCTCAAAGACCAGGCGAGTAAGTTTGTGACACGAGATGAGATGAACGCCAAATTTGATGCCCTAGACAAGCAGGTAGACGACCTCCGGATGAGCAAGGCAACACTGGACGGAAAGGCATCACAACAGGCAGTAACCACGGCACTCATGATCAGTCTGGCAGGCATAATTCTCGGTATCATCGGAATAATTATCAACTTCGTTTAGGTACTTGATTAAACTTGATTCTCACGATTAAATGGTTATATAATTAAATAAGATATGAAAACAAAAGCACAAATAATCGAACAGGTGATCGAAGATGC